TGCGTTGGTGACCGTAACCGCCAAATCCGCCACTTTAACAGGGTCTAGTGCTCGCCTGCGAATATGCGCTCTGAACGTTACTCCAGTCAAGTTGAAGGCAGTTTCATCGGGATTCTTCAGCGTAACCTGAAACGGTCCGAGTGTAGACCCTTGCTTGATCAATAAGTCTAACTTCTCTCCGAGGTAGCCTAGCGTGGACATTATTTGCTCCTCGCTAAAAAGTCACCAATGATTTCCAGAACTGACTGTTCATCTTCACCATCAAGGCCAATGAAGGGGCGAGCTGGTATAGTGACTTCACGCTTCCTAGCCCATCCACCGCCCGGTACATGGAACGTCAGATAGTCAGAGCCTGACGCTTTGATAGTAGCTCCGAAGTGCAGCGTAGGGGCGTAAGGTACGTTCGTACCGTAAGCTACACCGTCGGCTAGAACTTCGTGTGTAAGAGAAGCTAATAGAGCCCCCGTGTCTCGCAACGTATTGCCGCCCTGTTTCAAAGCTCGTAGGCTAGGTTGCCAAGCTGTTCCGTCAGGTGCTATCTGGTCGCTAAAGCGTAGTCTAGCGTTCTCTACCAAGTTGATACCGATTTCGCTGAACAGCTGGGCTTTGTCAGAAGATTCCAAAGCCAAACGTCCTAGAGCTGCGCTAACCAGCGTATCTTTACCGACGGATATTTGTACGTCTAGGCTCATGACCACTGCCCTCCGCCGTATGAGCGCTCTAAGCTTACCATTTTGCTTAAAGCAGCGTCGCTAAAAACTCCGCCGTCGTAATGTGTAGCCACGGGCGTGACGGGTGTATTCTGTAGGGTTTGCTCTGGGGTGAGCAGAGGTAGGAAAGTGAGCAGCACTTTACCGGCCGCAAGATGTTCTAACCACTTTACAGAGCGCTCGTAACGGTACTTGACTTCCTCAGTGGGACGGTCTTTGTACAGGCGGAAACGGGCTATGTCACACGCTGCGCGAGCCAGCGGGGCTGGAACGCTCGGTAAAGGGGTTTGGTAGCGGACAGCTACATAGCTATCCACTTCCTCGGAGGCGTCTTCTAACGCCCGAGCTGTGACGGCCTCGTCACCCGCTCCAACATTGTCCGCGTCCTCTAAAGAAGCTATCTCAGCTTCTCCGTAACGCAGAGTCATGTCAGAGCGGGTAGCGTAGGTCATAGTCAGCTCTTAAGCAGACACGAGCTCAACAATGGTCGCTGGACGAGTAACCAACGGAAGCTGGTTAGCCTGTACATGCAAGTCAACGCCACGGTTGAAGTCTTTGTTCTGCTGACGTGCGTAGTACGGAAGCGCCAAAGTGTTGACAGTTTCTACGAAGTCCGCTGGGGCTCCGAAGTTACTGAACGTCTCGAACGTACCTACCGGGAAAGCGTGGCCTTCGCCAGCGTCGATGAAACGCTTGCCATCCACGTTTGCACGGTACTCTTCGAACGTCAAGCCGCCAAAACTGAAGCCCTTGCGCATGTCGCCGCCAATGCGTTGAGCCGCTTCGGAGTAGTTGGCAAAGGCTTTCTGTACAGACGCATGTGCAACCAAATCGTCGAAGAACTCAGGGCTGACCAGCGCGCCAGCGCGAGTCATTGTTTCACCCATCAAGTTGTCTTCCATGTGGCGAACCACTTGCATACAAGCTCCGCGTACGTCAAAGGCTGGGTCGCTGAAGTTAAACGCGACAGTCTTCTTAGTGACACCGAACTCAGTGAAGTAGTCGTACAATACAGACGAGCCGTCAGCGTCGAGAACGACGCCTTTCAAAGCGCCCATCTTTCGCCATTCCATTGTCTGGTCAAGTTTGTTGCGCATGGCCTGTAGCTTGTCGTTGACGCGGCCGCTGACGGTTTCAGCTACGTTCTCAGTACCGAAAGCGCGGATACCGATAACTTCGCTGGCCAGAACAGTGTCTTCCAAAGGCATGTGCGGAACAACGAACGAACGAGTCGTACGCTTGCCAGTTTTGCTCTTAGGAGCTGGACCGCCCCAAGGGGTGGATGGTACCAAAGTGAGAACGCCATTCTTCATCTCAACGATGACTGAAGGGTTCGTTTGTGGGCGGAAGGTAAATAAGCCAAGCTCATTTACGCGACCGTACATGTTAGGGAGGACGTTGATAGCTTGCGACAATTGAGCCAAGCTGTAACCATCCTTGAACGGGTCTACCATCATGGTGATGTTTCCTTATCTTTTAGAGTTTGTTAATGGATGGAGAAGCTTACGCCTCGCCAGACACAGGGATGATACCCAGCGCCTTCAAATCAGCCAACGCCGCGTCTTTATCAGCCGGGATTAGCCCTGCTGCCCACACCAGACCTGAAGGTACGATGCGAGCATGACGTGCCACCATAGCGGCCTTCACGGGTAATGTAGTTGTGGTTACGTCTTCTGTCAAAATGCCGACAGCTTGAGCGCCGTCTGGACCAACATTGTCGTAGACCACACCTTGCGTACCAGCTGCGTTCAAGCCTAAGACTTGACCGTTCTTGAATACGGTGTTTGGCGCGAGGGTGATGATGTCGCGGCTGTATCGGCCGTGTCCATCGTCTTCTGATAAAAGCCAGTCACTGATACGACCCGGCTCAGTCTTCACGGTAGGCATAATTGCTTCCTTTAAAGTGAGTTAACGTTGATGTACAGCCGGGGGTCAGCTTGTACGTTTGCTGAAAGCCGTTGCACGGTTCTGTGCATTGGCCAACAGAGGGTTGACGTCGCCTGAAGCGGCTGGCTTGACAGCCTGACCGTCCACAGCAACGTGGCCAAATAGGCCTGTCGGTAAAGCCGTCGGCTTTTCTGCCGAGGCTTTGGACGCTTGTTCGCGCATGATAGATGCAGTAGCCGCAAAGGCTTCAGCGGGCATGTCGCAGAATTGCTTGAATGTAGCGTCTTCTTTGCCAGCTTCTGGGGCGGGGCGGCCAATGTCCGAAAACAACTGGGTCACGGCCGCTTTACGTGCGTCAGCGCTGAACTTAGCGAGTTCCGCATTGGCCGCAGCCAGTTTAGCGTCTTTGTCTGCGATGCTGGCTTGGAGCGAAGTTTTTTCGGCTTCCAACGCATCGACCTTAGCTTGTAAATCCATTGAGGATTCTCCTTCAGGGTTAGGTGATTGTTGACCGCCTCGCGACATAGCAGCGGCGGAAGTATTCGAATCCCAGCCGGTAGCGGTGAAGCTAACTTCTGCGATTTTCGAATTGCGGAACACCGTAATTGGACCAGCAAAGCTGCGACCGTTTACGGTTACTGAAGAGCCGGACATGACTTCTTCTACGCTGCCCGGTTCGATGTGAACGCTCATCTGCCATGGAAAGCCCTCGTCGGACTCAGCTGCTACAGCTGCCCCGTGCGTATTGCTCAGCAGATTTCCTTTGACTGTTAACCCAGCGTTCTCGCTAATGTCGTGCTCTAGCACGTAGCCACATCTGGCTCCACGGTCGTGGTCAATAAGAGCTGGGAGTTTGCTAGGTACGGACATAGAGTGGAGGTCAAACACCACATCGCCCCAATACCAATGTTTCTTGATTACTTCGCCTGAGTAGGCCACGCCACTGAATTGCCGGCGTGTCTTAGCGTCAGCTCCTGCTGTCATGCCGAAATGTGCGACTGACTGCATCGAGAACTGGCTGTTCTCAGAGGTAAGTTTGCGGGTTACATTCGACATTCCGTTCCTTGAAGCTGTTAACCGGGCAATCCCCGGCGATAGTATTCAGGGCTTATACCGTAATTCAGCCGTGAAGTAAAGCCCCGCGTTATTGATTGACAGCATTTAGCCGCTCTTGCCGAGCAACCCAGTACGCAAACGCGCTCGGGCTAAGCTCTGCACCTTCCATAGCGTCGTTAAAATCACGGTTGAAGCGGTTATCAGCCTTGGAAACAAACCCCAGTGCCTCCAAAACTACCAGAAACGTGTCAAAACCGTCCTTCTGAGCGTATTTTGAGCTAACCACCCTGAACCCTGTACCCGGTGCAAATAACACCTCGTTTTCGTCTGAAAACTTGCTCATAGGAGACACATCAACCCCGAACCCAGAATCCTTGATGGTGTATTGTACCCGCACGGGCTTGCGGCCTCCGAACGCGGCTGCATCGTCCTTGCTGGTGGAGGTGCTGGTGAACCCTCTAGCTTGAATCACGCTGCCCTCTGTATGTATGCGTTCGAACTCTTCGCGAGTTGTGTTGCTAAGCGCCGTGTTCCTGTAAAGCGTAGTTACGCGGTTAGGCGAGTGCTCACGTGCTCGGTTCATTAAGTCTTGTAGCTGCCCCAGCATCTCTTGCACCACTAAGTCCCCCGCGTCTGCTGCACGAAGGATGCTCTGTATGTTGCGGAAGCTATCCGTGGTATACGCGTACAGGAACTTCAATTCAGCTGGGGATAGAGCCTTCAGCAACTCAGGGTGGGAAGCTGCCAATTCGCTGACCCTGACGCGGTACTTAGCCGCTTCGCTCTCTTTAGAAAGCTCTGTCATGGCATCTATGTTCTTAGCCGCTTCGGCTCTGGCCTCAATCAGCGCCTTGGTCTTAGCTATATCCGCGCTGCTCTTGACAGTTATGTCTTCCAGCTTAGCTGTCTTCGCCTCCAAAGCCTTCTTAACTGAGCTGTCGTAGTCTGTGCCGGGGTTGTAACCCCAGCCGCTGTCAGGCTTAGCCGTGTCAACCGGAGCGTTCTCGGTTATTCCTCGCCTCTCGGCTTGCTTAGGTGTAAGGCTGATGACCGTGCATCTGCAG